ATCAAGAGAGTTGCTGACATTCTTTCGGGCAAGAATCCATTGACAGAATGTGAAGTACTTAATATACTCTTACCACCAATCTTTAGCTTTGGTAGTTTAATTGAGAACTTGCTTCCAAAGTGCGTAGAAGTCAGATACTTAGAATAAATAAAACTAAAAGAGAAATAGATGGTAGATACTGCACGTATTGATAAAATCACTCGCACGGATAAAGCTTCTGACAAGAAGCCGTATTATAGTGACTTCTATACAAACTTCAACGCGCATCCACAAAACAAGCGTTTGGTAAAGTATACTAATGAAAACTCTGTAAAGAGATCTGTGCGTAATTTGATTCTTACAGAGCCAGGAGAAAGACTTTTTCAGCCGGACGTTGGATGCAAAATCAGAAGTTTACTATTTGAAAACATGTCTGACATTACTGCAATTCAATTAAAAAATGCTATTGAAGAAACAATAACATTATACGAAAAGCGCGCTCGAGTAATTACTGTCGAAGTTGTTCCAAATGAAGATCTTCATAACTACGACGTATACATTATTTTTGAAGTAATAAATAGTATTACTCCTGTTGCCCTCAACATAACTTTAGACAGAGCACGATAATGGCTGCCAATTCAAGTATTACTTTATCACAACTTGATTTTAACGAGTATAAAAACTCACTCAAAATGTATCTTACTGAACAAGATGAGTTCAAAGATTATGATTTTGAGGGTAGTAACTTATCCGTTTTGCTCGATGTTCTTGCTTATAACACCTACCAAAACGCATTCTATCTGAATATGATTGGTAGTGAAATGTTCTTAGACTCTGCTAGATTACGTGATAGCGTAGTTTCGCACGCCAAAGAATTAAATTATCTTCCAAGATCATTTACATCTGCAATTGCTAAAATTCAATTAAGAATTACTCCAACAGATACAAATAAAAACTCGATTGTTATTCCAAAGGGTACTTCGTTTATTTCTCGTGTTGATGACTTCACTTATACATTTAGCACAAATGAAAACATAGTTATTACAAATAAAGTAAATGGTGCTTTCCAAAGTGATACTATCACGATTTATGAAGGCAACTACCTGAGTGATACATCAGTTATTAACTACAGCAGTCCACTTATCTATAGAATTAGTAATAGAAATGTAGATATTTCAAGTATTGCTGTAACTATACTTGAAGACAATGGTTCAGTCACTCAAGAATATACAAGAGCAACTTCGTTATTTGGGCACGATGAAAACTCAAAAGTATTTTTCTTACAGCCAGCCATTGGTGACTCTTATGAAGTAGTATTTGGAGATGGTGTTGTTGGTCGTAAACCAAAAAACAATTCAATTGTAATTATTGAATATCGCGTATCAAATGGTGAACTTCCAAACGGTGCATTTACATTTATCAATGCTGCGCGTATTGACAATGAAGCAAATATTATTATTACAACAATTAGTGCTGCAGCCGATGGTGCAGTTGCTGAAGATCTCAGCTCAATCAAGTTTAATGCTCCAAGAGCCTTCACAACTCAAGAACGTGCCGTGACTGCAGAAGACTATGAGAATCTATTAAAGGCAAATTATCCAGAGATCAATGCTGTTACAGCATACGGCGGTGAGGATGCGACTCCTCCACAATATGGTCGTATTTTTGTTTCTGTTGATCTGACAGATGTTGATGGTCTACCAAAGATTAAGGAAGATGAATACAAAAGATTCCTTCGTTCACGCTCTTCGGTTGCAATGGAACCACTCTTCATTACTCCAGATTACACGTATTTGAAGGTTGATAGTACTGTTCGATATAACATTAACAGAACAGGTCTAAATCCTGAAGATCTTCGTGCGTTTGCTATCGACTCTATCCTTAACTATGCATCAACAAATCTAAATAGCTTTGCAAAAACATTTAGATACTCTAAGCTTGTTCAGGCGGTTGATGCAACAGATGCCAGCATTATTAGTAATGAAACAGATATTAATCTAGTAAAATATCTTACTCCACAAATTGGTGTTCCATTGAATCTGACAATTGATTTTAAGTGTCCTTTAACTCAAGAAATTCCTTTGCTTGGTGATGAGCATCCTATTGTCGATATCCATGGTGTAACATCAACTGCTTTTACATATAATGGAATTCAGAACTGTGTTCTAGAAGATAACGGTGATGGTGTAATGAGAATTGTAACTCCATCTGGTGCTAACCATAAGAAGATTATCGACGTTGGAACTGTTGATTACGACACGGGCGTTGTAAGACTGAATAACTTTAATATTCAAAACTATGTAGGTACATCACTAAAGATCTATGCTGAGCCAAGATCGCGTGATATTACTGCCATCCAGAACGTGATATTAAATATCATTGAATCAGACGTGAACATCACAATCGAGCAGATCAGAGAATAATGAAGAAAATAGAAGCAATCATTTCTCCGTTTGTTGAGAACCAGTTTCCTTCTTTCTATCAGGAAGAGGGTCCACAGTTTATTGCTTTTGCTAAAGCATATTTCGAATGGATGGAAACTGCTAATAACGTTCTTTATCAAGCTCGTAAACTTCCAGACTATCGTGATATTGATACAACTGTAGATGAGTTCATCTTGCAGTTTAAAGAAAAGTATCTGAAGAACATTCAGTTTGATACTGCTACAAACAAAGAACTTCTGATTAAGAACTCGCTTGACCTGTATCGTTCAAAAGGTACTGAGCGTTCAATTGACTTGTTCTTCAAATTGGTATATGGTACAGCTGCTGAAGTACGTTATCCAGCTGATAACATCCTTCGTGTGTCTGATGGTATCTGGGAAAGACCAGAATATTTAGAAGTTACACATAAGCGCTTTAACGTTGATTATGTTGGTAAGCAAATTATTGGTGCTATTTCTGGTGCCAAAGCATTCGTAGAAAAGTTTATTCGTCGTCGTACCTCGGTTGGATACGTAGATATTCTTTATATCTCTGGACGCCAAGGCGAGTTTAACAATGGCGAACTGCTTGGTCTAAATGTCAACAATAACCCAGTTTATGATAGAGCAAAGAGAGCAAAGCTCATTGGTTCTGTTAAACGTGTAATTCTACAAGATCGTAGCCGTGATTTTAGAGTTGGTGATATTGTTACATTCACAGGAACTTCAAACGGACTTGGCGGTTTAGCTCGCGTTGAGTCTGTCAGTGAAGCAACTGGTATCGTAGACTTTATCTTTATTGATGGCGGATACGGATATACACTGAATTCAGAATCAATTATCTCTGAAAAAGTAATTACGCTTGATAATGTTGTAGCAAATACAAACAGCGACCAATATTTCCGTCTGTTCGAACAGGCAGTTGAACCAATTGTAAATGCCACGTTTACAAGCGCGACTGCAAATCTAACGATTGGTCAAACATTATCTCGCTATGCATCAAATGGTCAGGTGTCCGGTTCTGGTAAGATTATCGATATAGATCAAACTGGTGCAAATGGCACGATAATGATTTCGCACGTAAATGGCGTGTTTACAAATACTGCAACATACTATACAACTGGCAATACTATTTCATTCTATGCCAACACGGTTGAAGATAGAACAATTGGCGGCAAAGTAATGGGTATACCACAAGTATACACATTAACTCTAAGAAATCAAAATGGTACGCTTGCTGTAAATCAATCTGTTCTATATAAAAATACTTCTGCTATTGTAGGCAGAGGAACTATTCAAAGTATTATTGCAGATGGTACTGGTAATACTGTCGTAATTAATAATACACGTGGAGCATTCCCAATTGGAGAAAGATTAGAAGTATCCACGGATTCTTCTATCTCTGCTAATGTAACTGCGGTAAATCTTACTGTTGGTGTATATGATATTAGAAAGTTCATTAGTACACTAAAATATTCTACAGCGAATAATAGTGAACTTTTACATAGCAATAGAATCTATCGCTATGACAGTGCCGGAAAGAAGATCGCTGAGGGTCTTCTTCTTACTGTCTCTCATAATGCTGGTACTTCATCTGGTAATCTTACTTTTGTTCCAATCAAAGGTTACTTTACCGAAACTGATGTATTCTATACTGGTGCAAACACGGGTCGTGCTACAGTTGTTACATACACAGTAGCAGATGCCGGTGGTGACTATATTGCTTCTGAACACGCAAGACTCTTTACACAAACAACTAATACTTCAGCGATTCCGCTTACAACAAGCTTTGGATCCGGAGCCCAGTTCAATGTTGGAACTCTTGGTGATACAGAAGATATCTTTATTGGTACAGATCTAATTTCTGCAAATGGTGTAGGAACACTTGATTATGATCGTGTTACTCTAACAGTCGGATCAAGTTCAGGATTTGCAGTAGGTGATCGTGTTTATCAAGAAGTAAATAAAATTGCATTTAATGCAAGTAGTTCTGTAGATGCTACAACCGGAAAAATTACTCTTCCAAATGCTAGCACATTATTCAATATTGGTGATATTGTACGATATCAAGTTGCTACCGGAAATACTGCTTTAAATGGATTGTAT